TGCTGCTGTTGGCATGTCTGCTGAAAGCGGAGAGTTCTTGGAGATCGTTAAGAAGATGGTATTTCAAGGTAAACCTTGGACTAGCGACAATAGAGAACATCTTATTATTGAGTTGGGTGACGTTATGTGGTACGTAGCACAAGCATGTATGGCATTAGACATCAGTTTTGACGAAGTATTAGAAAGAAACGTAAAGAAACTAGAGAAAAGATATCCTGGCGGTAGTTTTGATATCAATGACTCTGAAAACCGTGCAGCAGACGACCTCTAGTTACCACCAAGCATTCCCTCTCATCATATATGAGAAGAAAATATCAGGATTTCTGTCTCAACTCTATACAAGTTTTGAGGACGGAAAATTTGACAATTCTACGGGTAAGATAACAGGTGAATTGAATGGTAAAGTTCTGATACATCAGGACACTAGACTAAAACCATTCTTCCGAGAGATAAAAAAGTCAGTGGTAGAGTATCTTGATCACTTCAAGATAGATAAGAAGACGTTTCAAATAAATTTTACAAAAACTTGGTTTACTATATGTGATCCAAACCAAACGTTTCCAATGCACTACCATTCTTGTGCACATATATCGTATGTTTACTACATACAGACACCTGGCGATCCCATAGTATTTCATAAAAGAAACCCTAACGAACTATTTGGCGATGTCTTCAAATTCTCAACAGAAAACAGATACTGCAATACAGATGCGTATGCTATCAATCCTCAAGCAGAGCATCTCATTATGTTTCCTGGTTCTCTTGAACATTATACTACTTCTGAACCTAGAAAACATAGACGAATTAGTCTTGCGGGCGATATTATTCTGACACTAAAACATAGAACTGATACTGAATCTGGTTTACTCTCTCCACAATTCTGGAAACAATTCTAAATAGTACTATGGCATTTTCACTTATAGAAAAAACTGATCTATTAAAGAAGGTAAGACTACCCTCTGAGAAGGCAGAGTTGCAATCTGCTCTAGATTCTGGTGGAGATAAAGCAAAATGGTTCTATGATGAGAAAAAGTTTTCATGGCCACAGGGTCAACAAATAGTAATAAAATCAAGTGATAGTGTAATAAAAGATTTAAAGTCTGCATATAGTTCAAAACCAAAAAAGTCAACAAATACTAGTGCAACTTACAATATTGGTAGACAAACAGTAAAATTTGAGGCAACTGGAAAAACTGGTGACGATGTAAGTGCTGCAACTATGACTAGAATGCAGGAACTTGGGTCTGCTTTCATATTTAAGAGAGCAATAGAAGACAATCAAGAGTATAAAAAACCACAAGATATCATGGATGATAACGATGCCATGAAAGAATTGAAAAGAATATGGAAAACTATAGGTAAACTTGATGAGGTTGATGAACAATGGATAGAGAGTTTTTTTGCACAACAGGATGTGCTGTTGAAAGAAATAGGCAGACCAAAATTTACTAAATTTAATCGTGAAGGTGGTTTCATGGAGTATATTACGGATGTAGTAAAGAAGTTTGGTATATCAAGTAAGGACAATTGGGATCCTGCTGATGTATGGTTGATAGAAGATGAAGATCAAGCAAGAACTTTGATAGAAAAAGTGTTAAGTAGAGGTAGTGGAAAGGCAACTATGTCACGTTTGTCTGAATTTAATGCTATAATGAGAATACTATTCAATACTAGAAAAGTGTTTGGTATCTCTCTCAAAAAAGTAGCGAAGGGACAACCCGCACGTATAGAATTTGTCAATCATTCGCAGAAGTTTCTTAAATCATTAGATAGTATTCATATGTCATACTCATATTCTAAGTGTGGTATGGGAACAAAAAAAGATAAGGGTGGAAACACAGTCATATCGTCACAAGACACTAGATTTGTGGTTGTTAGTGGAGCTGGTGCAAAATACGACTTCCAAATAAAAGCAAATGATTCTACAAAATTTTCTGGATTAAAGTATGAACCTACTGCAAGTGGTGCATCTGCTGCTAGACTAGGAAAAGCAACCATTGAACTAGTAATAGATCAAATGAAAGGATATGGTTTATCATTCAACAAAAGTACAGACGCATATGCAAAAACTCCAGCGGAGTTTCTCGCACAGGACAATGATATTAAAGGAATGATCAAAAATTTAAGAAATGCAGGAGTAGATCTTGGTGTAAAAGATGAGCAGGAAGCATTTGACAACCTTTTATTTTCTATGAACACTCAACCATATGTTGCAAACTCTAAATTACAACAGATAACATGGTTAGATCAAGTATTATCTTTAAGTAAAGAAGAGAGAGATGAGTTCGCAACTGACATGATATTCATAGCGAAGAAAGAAGGTGATAGATACGGTCCTTTCGCAAAGATATTCTAATGTCTAAGAATACTCACCTAGAACATCTAGAAGATAGCATCTTGTTAGACGGAGAACAAGGTGCAACTGATGCTTTCATGTTCTTAGATGAGTTAGCAAGAGTATTTACAGGTGTACAAAAAAATAATTTTAAAATTACTACAAAATGGGACGGTGCTCCTGCTGTATTTTGTGGTAAATATCCTGGCACAGATAAATTTTTTGTAGGAACTAAATCTGTCTTTAATGTCAATGCAAAAATTAATTTTACAGAGCAAGATGTGGATCACAATCATGGTAGTTCGCCAGGTCTTGCTGTCAAACTTAAGGATTGTTTAAAATATCTACCAGAGTTAGGGATAGAAGGTGTAGCACAGGGTGATTTGTTATTTACTGATGATAAACAGAGTAAAAAAATTAATGGAACTGACTGTATTATATTTCAACCTAACACCATAACATATTGTATACCAAAAGAAGACGAGTTATATGATAAAGCATCTAAAGCAAAACTAGGAGTTGTATTTCACACTTCTTATCAAGGTAATGACATTGGTAGTATGAATGCTAAGTTTGGATACGATGTATCTAAATTAAATGATAGTAGTAACGTGTTAGTTTTGAGTGCTGAGACAGGTCAATTGGGAAAAGATGTTCTATTGACAGAAAAAGAAAAAAGTAGTCTACAGAAATTAAAATCTAGCAGTAAAACATCATTAGGTAATGCATCATCATTCCTAGATGAGGTTGCAGAACAGATTAAATCAAAAGATCAGTTAGTTATAGGAACTAGACTAAAGATATTCTTTAATAAGTATGTGCGTGAGGGTAAAAAACTACCCTCTGATAAGGTATTTGTCAAAGAGTTTCAAAATTACTTTGAGACAGAGGTAAAAAAAGCAGCAGATAAAGTTAAGACACCAAAAGCAAAAGCAGCAAAATTAAATAAATTATATGATGGTCTTGACATGATAAAAGAGCAAGAAAAAGCACTGAAAAGCACAGTAAATCTTTACTCTGCCATACAAAATGCAAAAGAAATGTTTATACGTAAGTTAGAAACAGGTGAGAGGTTTGGAACTTATCTACGAACAGAGAATGGATATAAAATAACTGCACCAGAGGGTTACGTTGCGATACAAGATGGTGGTAACGCAGTTAAATTGGTTGATCGTTTGTCATTCAGTGTAGCAAACTTCAATGTAGAAAAGAACTGGGTCAATGGAGATAAACCACAATGAAAACATGTTATTTTACATTTGGTAGATTCAATCCACCAACCATAGGTCATGAAAAACTTCTCAGGACAGTAGAGAAAGAAGCAGGATCTGATGACTACTTGATATATCCATCACAATCATTAGATAAAAAGGACAATCCCTTGCCTTATGCTTATAAAGTGGAGATACTACAAAAGATGTTTCCGTGGGCAAATATAGAGACTGCAGCGTGTTGTAATACAATTATGAAAGTAGCACAAGATATGATGATGAAAGATTATAGTGACATAGTGATGGTGGTTGGTTCTGATAGAGTGGGGCAATTTGACAAGTTGCTAAACAAACAAAATACTATAGATTATACTTTCAATAGTATTAAAATTGTATCTGCAGGAGAAAGAGATCCAGACGCGGAAGGTGCTTCTGGAATGTCCGCATCTAAGATGAGAGAGGCAGCAAAGAATCAAAAAACTACGGAGTTTTTACAAGGAATACCTGATACATTGAGCGTAAAAGAGAAGTTAGATCTTATGGCAAAAGTTAGAGAAGGCATGGGTTTATAAATAACTTTGATATGTATACCTATATTGATGAAAAGTCTTGCAGACTTCACTAAGAAATCCAAAGTTGCGGAAGCAAACATCACTCGCGATAAGTTCTATAAGAACGAAGTGTATAAAAAGGGTGAGTGGGTTCTTACTGAGCAAGGACAAGTTGGTAAGATACACCGACGAGGTCCTAACTACGTATTATGTCTTACAGCAGAGAACACAAAGTTCCGCAGTTGGATTACAGACATAAAAGAAGTCTTTGAGATTGGCACTGATGCATATCGAGAGTATGTAATGTCTATTACACCTGGTCAAAAGGTT